TGAGGAAAGTACCGAAGCATACGCTTCCCGAGCAAGTATTCCGTAGTTCCGAAGTAATACTTGAGCTCCTTGGTGAGCAGCGAAAACAATCTCGGCTTGATTTTGAGCTCCCGCTCCTTTGGTGTCACCCCGATGGTGCAGACCTCTTCCGGCAACCCGTTCAAATCGATGTCTTGCAAGAAATCATACAGGTTTATTTCTTCAGTGTGAAGATAGGCGTAAAGTGCTCTCCGACTCTTCCAGTCACCCTTCTTGCGAGTGCGACATGCCTCTGTTAACTCCGTTCGAGAGAGACCTAAAGCCTTGTCTGATAACAGGTTTTCTACTGTTACACCGGTGGGGTCCAGAGTTTTTCTGTACCGCACCGCAATTAGCTCGTCGACTGACGAGGCCTTAGAAACCTTGCCCCCGTTGCGTAAAGCATGGAGAACTGGGTGATCCCTTGTCAGAGCCTCAGTAATGAGGTTCGGTAATCGACCGTGTTGCTCGACATACGACGCTAAGAACATCCGATGGAAGCTTGCGTGTAGGCGTTCTGTCGCGCGTGGATCCACCTCTTTCCTTGCGCACGACACCTTTCGATTTGCCGTGATACCCTGTACCACCCAGACCTGAGGATGGCCCCAGAATCTGTAAAGGCCGAAAATCTGAGTGGATTCATCAGGAGTCATCTGGCTCACCAAGTCGAAGATCTCAAGAACTGACGGATCCGCCAGTGCTTCGGCTTGTTCTATCAAGGATGTCCGTAAGGCTTTCGCGTAATCTGACGGATCCCCCACTTCGATCGAGCCAGGGCAATGATGCAGTCGAGACACACAGATGCCCTCGAATTCCTTGACGCACTGGTAAGCTTGGCACCCGTGCCTCGAAAGCAAGCGATCCCCCCACAATAAGATGGAATCAGCGACGTCCGCGCTTGGGTAACCGGGTGCGCGGCAATGGAAGGCTGCGTTTAAAGCCTCATACATCAGTGTCCGCTGACTGATTATATCCGCATACATGAGGAGATGATCGTAATCTCCGACCGTGTACCTCTTTCCCGAGTGGAATAGTACATACCCGTGTTGGTGCTCGATTGTCCAGCCAAGGAACTCACAATACAATGCATCTGTCTTCCTGGTGATCCGTTGGGCTGCTATCTGGCTCACAAAGTCCTCTAATTTCTCTCGTAACGATCGATAATGGACCAAAGTTCTCGGAGCTTCTAACGCGTCCAACCCGGTTGTACTTGGCGAGTCCCAGAACCCGAGAGTAGCATTTACGTTGCGAAGCGCAGTCCTCGTGTGCGTGTCGCGGCCCCATTCTCGCTCACCGACCTCAATTCGTGGCATGAGTAGCAACTCTCCGACTACTCGATGAAATAACT